ATGGAGTATCAAACCCCAAATAGAACGCTTCTTGTTCTGCGTATGGAATCTTGCGTAGTGCAGATTCTAGTGGATAAGGCTTGATGTCTCCCCAATTAAATGGTTCCTTATCTGGTGCTGATGGAATTAGTGTGTAATTAGTTTCAGTACCCTGACCATTACGCTTTAACTTCCATAGTACATTTGAGATGCTTCCTGTTTCAAGAGCATACTCACGAATTGTGTTAAATGATGATTGCTTACTGATACCCATGTTCCAGATTGCAACATATGGTGCTTCAATTCCATCATCAACAAGAACGTTGCAATAGAAACGAAGACGTGCTCTCCAGCCAGCCTTTGGATCCTTGCGGTGCATTTCTTCTGCCCAGTCACGGCCTTCTGTTTCCATTGTGTCTACAGCCTTGCGCTTATAGTCCTTTGGATTTGTGTGTTCCTTAACAACTAGTGCAAGTCCACGCTCTGCATTATAGTTTGCAGAATCTTCGTCCAACTCTTCAATGAATCGGATTTTTACTGATTGTCCATCGGCAAGTTTTAGCCACTTAACCTTTGGTGCATTTTCATCATACTTTGGCTTTTCGAGTAGGGTTTCAATGTTCTTTAATCCCTTTACAATACTCATAGTTTTCTCCTTCGTGTTGTTATGTTTTTAGTTTAAGATTATTCCAAAATGTTTTGCAATTGCTAAAATTGCTAACAAAGACCACAATATATTAAACCAAATTATTGTTGGTAATGTCTTTACTGTTGACGACCAAATTAATAATAAACTTGAAATCAAAGCAAAAACATATAACCACCAAACCTGTTTTCCTAAAAGTAGTCCTGGAAAAATAATAGCGATTTTTGTCATGAATGCAAAAAACTCTACAGTGTTAGGCTTATTCCAATAAGACTTAACCCTCATTGTCTTTAACGCTTCCAGCCATTGTGTTTTAAACTTCATGATTCTCCTATTACTTACTATTTTAGCATAGCCGATATAGATTTGTCAAACTGAAACTCTAGGTTCTTAATTTCTTCATCTTCCATATCACCTATGTCTTTATATTTTTTATCAAGCCTGATAGTAGTAACCAAAGATCCAAGTTTTTCAACTAACTTATCTTTCATTATATTACCAGCCTCATCGTTATCTGCAATTAGCACAACATTTGTGAAGTATTTTTCTAATAACCTAATTTGAGAATTAGATACATTAGCACCCAGAGTAGCAACTGCTGGGAATCCTACTTGGTCTAGTCGAATAGCATCAAAGGATGATTCAACTACATATACCGTACCAGATGATTTAATTCTGTGCAGGTTAAATAATATTTTACCTTTTGGCAATCCTGGTGTATTTTTAAAATCTTTGCCTTCAATTGTTCTTGCAACAAAACCAAGACACATTCCATCTGGTGAATGCATAGGTATTGTTATTGAGTCTTGCTTTTCTGAATAGCCAAGTGAAAACTTTGTAAATGAAGAACTGTTAATCTTTCTATACTTAAGATAATTTTTAGGCTTTTCATCTGCAAGCAATTGGTTATGTAAACGCTTTAATATTAATTCATCATATGGAGTAAACTCTGGTGGAGCAACCAATGTTTTATTAACTAATTTTTCAATATCGTGTTCTGTCTCTTTACTTTTAATATATCGAACTGCTTCAAAGTATGTTCTTCCAGACATGTGCATAATTAATTCTTCTAAGTTTTTTGTTGTTTGGCAACCGAAGCAAAAGAATAATCCGCTATCCTTTGCAACTTCACCAGCAGGTGTTCTATTATTGTTGTGATATGGACAAAAGATTATAAAATCATTACCAAACTCTGCCTCAATATCAACTCCAGAGCCAACAAGAACACGCTTAATCTGTTCTTGTGTATAGATGTTACTTGTCTTCATAGTCTTTATACCTGTAGTAACCCCTGTCAAAGTCTACTTGAACCAAGAAGTCTCCCATAAACCCATTACGATTCTTACGAAAAACACATTCAATAATATCACTATTGGTTGCACGACCTAGAGCCATAACCCAGTCAGCATCATAAGCAATCTGTCTAGACCAAGCAGTTTGTCCAAGCGTTGGAGGACTTGATAGATCCTTTACATCATCTGGTGTTGCAGATGAGATAGCAATAATAGGTACTTCTTCGCCAATAGACATTAGTTTAAGTTCTCTTGAAAGATTCTTCATTCGTACCGTTTCAGAATCAGCCTTTTGGTTTGGTGACATAAGTTGTAAGTAATCAACAACAACAAAGTCTGGTCGGTACTGATCAATCTTTCCACGAATAACAGAAGGAGTTACTTCTCCACCACTATCATTTGAGATAATATGAAACTCTGGACGACCAGCAACTTTGTTAGCATGCCATTTTTTAAGCATGTCAATCTCAACTTCACCATTGGATAGTTTTCTATGTGACCAAAGTCCCTCACCCATAATTGCAAAAATACGATTACGAACTTCTGTCTCAGACATTTCAAGAGAAATAATAAGTGGTGACTTGCCTTGCTTCCATGCTTGAACTGCAAAGTATAAAGCCATCCAAGACTTACCAATTCCTGGATAGGCAAGAAAGACTCCTAGTTGTCCTGGCATAATTCCAGACGGTAGGTAGTTGTCAAATCCTGGAAGGTTTGTTTTAATTCCTATTTGACCAGTTTCTTTTTGTTTCTGAACCATTTCAAAATATGCAACGGCAGAATCAAGATCTGTTGCATCAATATCACGAATAGCAGATGTATTCTTTTTTAACTCAGAAGTCTTTGTAATTAAATGTTCAAGGGCTTCTCCGCCGTTACCGCTTTGAACTTCTCCTGCAGCATTACGTAAAATGTCTTTTAGGCTATCATTAAGATATTCGGTTTGTAATTCTGCAAGGTGGTGTTTTGTTGCTCCAATTCCAGCAACAGGCTCAAAGTCTCTAAACTTTTCTGTAACTAAATCTGCTGGTGGCAGGCATTGATTGTTCTCAGAATACAAACGAATAAAGTTCCAAACATCGTTATGTGTTCTTAATAGTGTTTCAACATTTGCTTGAAGTAGTACGTGAATTTGTTTATCTTGTAATACTGCAGAGATTAACTTTGCTTCTGTATTATTCACTTAACCACTCCTTTGCTAATTTCCTGCGTTCTTGACGTTCTTTTTTGTCTTGCTCTACTTCGGCTTTACCATTAATAATTTTTTCTGCATTGTATGCAAAATAATTCCATGAGGGGTCTTGTGCAATACTGAAATAGTATTCAAGAATATCATAGCACTGAGCAATACCATATGATTCTACAAGGGCATCAGCAGCCCACTGTTCAACGTTTAGGTTCATGTTAGACTTCTGCTCATACCGTTGCAAGTAAAACTTGTTAAACCTACTGAGCAAAGCCATTCGGTCTTTGCGGTCAGCCATTACTCTGAGATTTCAGATTTTGCTTCTTGAATCTTCTCTGTAAGTTTATCTTCTACAAACTTATAGACACGAGCAAAAGCCTCATCTACATTTTCACCATCACGCTTTGAATCTACAATACCTAAATCAAGGCGTAGTGATTGAAAATTTCCTAGATTAAGTGTATATCCAAGTGTTACAGATACCTTTGTATTATCGTTTTCCATTATCCACCCATTCAATAATTAAATAGACTCACTCCACACTGGAATAAATCGTCCATCTTCTGTCTTCGTATATGTAAGTATACCGTCTCCCATTCGCCTTGTCAACTCTTGGCTTGTAGGAGTCATGTTGTTTGTTATTAATTTGTCTTTTCTTGGTTGTCCTATATGTATAGTTGCAAGTATAGCACAAATCTCTTTGACCTGATCTTCTGAGTAATATGCTCTTATTTGAAATCCTGTTTTACCATCAAGGCTTGATCCAACTGGTGGAGGAATGACTCCTCGTTTTATTAATCTTGGCATATACTTTCTATGACGATTAACTAACTTAGCAGTCTCAGCAATTGTGTATGCTCTTTTTCTATTTCTTCTAAAGTCAGAACGTAGACAGGTTTCTAATCTATCTTTGTTAATATTATAAACAGTTACCATTCCTGTTGATCTAGAACTGTGATGAAGTCTTACCAGATCTCCATTAAGGAACCATATCTTTTTACCGCCAGAAATTACAGGTTCGCTATTGTATGCTTCGCTCTGAATTTTTCCTTTTGCAGTAACCATTTTCCCTCCACAGATTCGCTAGGTGGATGATAAAATTTTCTATTTCCACACTTGACACAATATGTTTCTAGGTGATCTACGTTTGAATGTATTCTATCAACAAACATTTTTCCTTGACATCTTTTACATTTCATCCTAGTTAGGAACTCCAATAGCAATAACATTAACACCAACTGATGCTGTTCCAGAAGTTCCAAACTTTACAATAAACTGAACTTCGGAAGTTGTTATAGATGTTATTACAACGCTTGTGTTTGATCCAGCAGTTGTACCGCTTATGTTTACAATCGATGCCGTAGCAATTGGAGGAAACTTAAAGTTAGAAAATGTTACAGAGTAAGTTTTTTCTTGCCCCGCAGTTACTGTTTCGTTGTTTGCGATTGACTTATATTTTCCAACAAACTTTGTGTCTGAAGTCTTTAAACTTTTCTTCTCTGCTCCAACTACGTCAACATCTGTATAATTATATGTTGCATCAGAAATAGAAGTAGACAGATCGTTTACTGCCTCTGCTAACTGATAAATATAGGTAACATCAAGAGGTTGCCCTCTTTCTGGTAGTGGTACTTTTGCCATTTTATTCCTCCTATTAGATTATATCAAAGATTGAGATCCAGAATCAAAGATTCCTAATCCTGCCTTTATTTGCTTTTTAGATGATGCTAGTTGTATCTTTACACGTACAGTTGTTGTTCCTTCATTTAAAAAAGAATATGAATGAACTGCCGATGTCCCGTGCCAAAAAAATGCGTTTCCATTAAAACTAACAAATACATCATATGCTGGATGAAGATTTTCATCTCCCCAGACTGCTGTAATTATTTCCTCAGTTATGGAGAGGGCACCAGTTGTTCCAACTACGGTAGCACCATTTGAGTTATAGATTGGAGACCAGTGTGAGGTTCTGTTTTTATCTTCAGAAATAATTCTATACCTTGTATTATATTTTAAAGTATCAAAATCAACTGGTGGCAAAGATGATCTTAGAATCCTTGTTTTTTTAATATTTGCATCAGCCATTAGGTCACACCAATAGAAAATCTAAACTCAATATAATTACTTGTATTTGGTGATTTGATGATGGTCGCAGCAGTATCATTTTTAATAACTGAATAACCTGTTAGTCCATATAAAGGATTTGTTGTTGCAATGTTTTCAAGTCGCAAAGCATCTAGTGCAATATAATAGTCAGATGAAGGAAATGGTCCAGCAGTTCCATTATCCTCAAGAACACAAGCATAAATCTTAACCACAGTAACTGCTTCCCAAGTAAAGTTTTGTGTTGTATAAAGTTCTTGTAATTGTTTTTTTACTACAAAATATCTATTTGTATCAAAATCATATCCATCAAAACCATTTTCAATATCAACCTCAAACCTTGCATAAACATCTGGCTCTGCAACATCAGTACCTGCAAAATCAACCAATATTCTAATAGTGTCTGGAACTCCTACAGAATCTCCATCTTTATTAATTAAAGAAAATGCAAACCTTAGTTCATCTGTTGGAGAGTTTTTAGAAAAATCAACACTTGGTGCAGTTAGGTGTATGTGGTTTGAGCCTGGCTCAATAACTATGTGATCTACTCCTCCAGAACCTCCACCATCTAAACTTAGATCTGAATCGTCTCCTTGAATCAAGATAGTGTTATTTAAAAACCTTGCACGCTCATATCTTTCAAGCCTATTTGTTTTATAAAAAATAGAGTTATCTGCATTTGTTTGAAACACATTATCTGTTGCAATAACATTATCATCTTCTGGATCATCTAAAGGAACAGATATTGTTGGTATTGCTGTTGCAGCAGAGTTAGTGTGGTGAATCCAGGTTTCTCCTTGTGCAAATGAAAATACTGTTTTACTGTCATTAGCACCAGCAGATGGGTTTGATCCTGCAGAGTATAGTCCTACCTCTGTTATTTCATATCTTTCTTCTGTTGGTAGTTCTGCTGTTAAGACTATCTTATCTATACCGTTTTCATTTATAAAACCTCTAGAGGAAATTGGTACTCTGAACATCTCAAAATCTAGGTTTGTTTTTGTTGCAAAATCATCGGCAACATCTTCTGTCTGTAATGGCTGGGGACCGCAGCCAACTGCAAGATATGAAGCATAGGCAGGAGCCTGCCCTAGCATATATTTTCCGATTATACTCTTACCTTTATTTGTAATCATGATACAGTTTCTCCAAAGTTCGCTTCATATATTGTACCATTTATGGCGATTTGAACCTCTATCTGTTCATCATTATTCATATTAATAGTCTCAATAATTAAATCACCAGTTTCTTCTTCAATATAAACATTTTCACCGTTAACGCCATTTCCTTCAAGAGGAACCTTTTCTTCAAACTTAATTGCAAAGTTAGCAAAATATATGTCTGATGTTGCCTGTAGTCTTAAGATATTATTAGGATTATATCTTTGCTGCACTAAACCAAGATTTTTAATTGGTGAATAGGATACTCTTTGACCATTTATAACGTCATTTCTAGAAACACTTAGTAACTCGTGCCCACCAATATCTTCAAATATTAAATCTGTCATAATTTCTACAGACATAGATTGGTCATCAAAAAGAACAGTATCTATTGGCGCAGTCTTTGTTGGGGGTGTAGAGTATGCCGTTACTACTGTTGCGTTTGACGGAGTTTGTGGAACTGGAGATACTGTCATTTTAAACCTCACTCAAATAGATTGTCATGTTTGGTCCACTTTCTGATCTTTGATACTCTATATTATAAACTACAAACCTAGAAGAATCTTTAGAAACTAAGTCTAGGCCAGATGCATCCTTATAGTTTATAGTTACAATATCCCCAAGTTGTAAAGTTGGAATGCTAAATATATTCATTCCAACAGATTTTTTAGGCACCATTAACTTATTTATAATCCAGTTCATCATTGCGTCTGCATCATCTTGTGTTTGAATATAAGGACTATCAATACTAAACTCATTTTTTCCATATGTTAGTCTACTTAACTTTATTTCATCATATCTTGATTTTTCAACCAATGGAGAGTATGTTAGTGTGCTTCCAACTAGTTCTGGGTCAGACAGATTACTACGCTTCTTAAAGAATTCATCTACGGTTAGTTCATGCGTTGTATCTTGTGTAAATGTAATTCCCTGAATTCTTAAAAAGTTTCCAGTTGTTTCATCTAGGTTTAATGCTTTGTCTGTTGAGTTAAATATTAAAAATTCTGCACCATATGAGTCTGCATAAAATCCAGAGGTTGTGTATCCTTTTATATTATTAAAGGTTGGTGAAAGTTTTGCATAAAGTGCTGGGTATGCACGATCATACTTAATGTCAAAATATGCACATTCACGCATAATAGAACCAAACTCTTCAAAATACATGTCATACTTTGGTGGTTGCTGTGCGCTAATTCCAGATAGATATGTTGACTGAACAACACCGCTCATTGCATACTTTCTAAAAGATTCTGTAACATCAATCTCTTTATCTCCAAATACCTGACCCAAAGTTTCATTTACAGCAAACACTGTATTCTGGCTGTAGTTTTTAGATAGAGCGTATATGTTTTCAAACATACACTTTGATGATCCACGCACAAATAAAGCCATATTATTATATGTTGGCAAAGGATCTGTATCGTCTACAACCTTTATTAATTGGTTATTTATGTATAGATAGAATCTTCTAGTATTGCCTATGTCAATATATTCTACTGATAAATCATATACCGTTGAATTTTCTTCTCCAGCAAGTCTTTGCTGCCCAGTAAACTTTCCATCATCTACAATAACTTTTGATAATCCTCCCCAAAGTTTTACTGGTATTGCATTTGAAGTTGATGAATCTTTTTTAATTTTATAAAATACAACATTATTTACTGAAAATTGTGCATTATTATTTTCATCAACTTTAAGGTATGAAGTTATGTTGTCTTCAGTAAGTGCAACAATTTCAAAATAATATCCGTTATTTGTTTCTGGATTTAATAAAAATGCCAGACCACCAGATCCTCCACCTATATTGATGTTTTGGTCTGGTTGATTTCCAGATAACTGATAGTATGTAACGCTTCCGTTTGGAGACTGAGTTCTAGTTGTATTGTTTTCAATCTTTCCAATAATTCTTAGCCTAGTTCCAAAATGCTTATAGGCATTGTCCAACTCTTTGTATACATAAGATACAAAGTTTAACGGAGTTTCTGTTGTTTTAAATGATGGACCATTAAAGACTAATGCGGAGGACTGAATTGTTCCTGTTTGTGTTGATGGTAAGTTATTTACTTCTGTTTCACTTAAATAATTTGTAGCCATAAAATTCTTTATAATGCTATTTCTTGTTGATTGCTTTGCAACAGTATTACTTACTCCTGCTGCTGCAACGGTTGTATTAGGAAGTGTAGATGCAAGATCAGCATCTAGTTGTGTACTAAATAAATATTGAGACTGCATATTCAATCCACGGACATTATCATTATTTGTCCAATAACTATTTATTCCAGCATGGTGTGAAACTATCTCAGTCCCAAACTGTCCTCGCCCATGATCAACAACAGCCCCATTTTGTAACCTTGTTATTCCATCTATAGTTTCATAGTTTGGTGTTGCATAAATTCTTACAAGGCCTGTTGGGTATATCTTTCCATTAAATGGTATTGATGAAAAATATTTTTGATATTCTTGATTACTACTAATCCAAACTTTTCCAGTTCCAGTAATGTCAAACTCTGAAGCGTCATATCTAATAACTTCTCCGTTAGAGTATACATATCCACTGTATCGTGTTAGCCAGTATACATTTTCTCCAAGGTCTATAATGTTATCTGTAAGAACATTTCCAACAACAACTGGTGCAGTTCCAACTAGATCTGAGTTTAGTGGCATTGCTCCTAAAACATAACTTCCTTGCTTTGAAGCAAGTTCATTTATTGTTTTTGTATTTTCTGTTCCGCCAACTTCCCATAAAAGAGATGGCTTATATATCCAAGTTTTTTCTTTATCAATCATTGTAGATTGACGAATTGAACCATAGGATCTTTGAATGTATCTAGTTGTATAGTTAATCTTTCCATCATTATAAATCTTCTTATCTTGTGATGCAATAGCAATAATGTTTGGAAGGTTTCCAGAAGTAGAGTTTTCAACTACTCCAGAATCAGTTTGATTATTAGATCCAGATAAAACAAAATCTGTTTGTCTTTGAGTTTCTGTTGGCATCAAGTAATCTTTACTCATTACGACAAAGTTGTTATATTCATCAAAGAACATTGCGCTTTGAGTTGATACTGCCAATTGATTTAAAACTTCTGCAACATTTTGATCTGGAGCAACAAAGAAATATGGAATAATGGGGTCTGACTCATCTGCTACACGTCTAAATATATAGTTGCTAAATCCAACATAGTCAAGAAGCATTGATATTGCATAACTTAGCGATGTCTGGGTTGTAAGAAGTCTAGGAGCAGGCATTGATTCTAAAAAGAAATAAAAATCTCTTAACTCTATTGACAACTTTGCTGCAGTTACATCTGCTTGAGGAAATCCTTCTGAGTATAAAGTTTTAATTGGAACGGAATACTCATCTCCTGCAACATCTAAGATTGATTCATAAAAAAGAAACTTTATATTTTTTCTAATATAACCAGCAACTATACTAGATGTATTGTTTTCATTAAAGGCTTGATCATCATCAAACAAAGATAATGTTCCAGTAGATGCGAGTAACTGTCCAACTGGAAGAGATGTAGTTCCTATATCAGACAAAATCTTTTTAATATTAAAATCAACAACTTTATCTGATATATTTACAACTAGTCTAGGAGACATTTCAATTAAATCAAAGGTTGAGTCAAACTTATTCATTGTTTCTGCTATAACTCTTATGCCACGAATATATGTAAACTCTCTATATGTAGTTTGATTTTGTGCATCATTAGTAAATAGTTCTGGACTGGTTAAGTCTGTAAGTAGTTTTGTTGAACGATTTAAAATTCCAGAACTTAGTTGCCAGTTATACTCTGGAATAAAAGAATCATATTCTTGTTCTGGTCCATTCCAAATATATAAAGTTCCACGGTCATTTGTATTTTCAACAACTAAGTATCCATCTCCATTTAAGGATCTCTCTGGCAATAAAGTTATTGATGCTATTTTTTGAACAAATGTATAGGATGTTTTATATGCATCTGGAATATTTAATCCATATTCCAATTCAACATATCCATCTTCTGGAATAATTGCTGTATCATCATCTCTAAGAGAGTTTTCATCAAAAGAATAAGCATCAATCCAGTTATCTTCATTTAAATATTGAATTTTCCATCTAACTGGAGTTGTTTTATTTGATACTCCATAAAGAGGATCTGGCAAGACTTCAGAAGATGTTGTAAAATTACCTAGATCTACTGTACCTACATTAGTTTGCATTTTTACTACAATCCTATTTGCTGGAACCTTTTCTTTATAAACCACAAATGGAACAGCATCATCAATATAGTTTAACCCATTTGATATATTTTTAGCAATTCCTCTTTCAATATTATCTTCTGTTCTAAATGATGACCAATATCTAAATTGATCATATCTTGATGCCATATAATATCTTGGTCTTTCTGCAATAGATACACCAGAGTTTGCAAAATATCTATTGTTAAAGTATGAGGCTTTATTAATTCCAGATCTTGGTCTAAAAGGTTTTACACAATCTTCTAAAGAATAAATCATTTTCATTTTTTCTTTAGTTGATGTAAATAGTTGAGGTACTCCAGAGTTATCAAACCCTCCATCTACAACAACATCTGCATCAGTTGCACCTGTATAGTAGTTTCCTTCATCTAAACTATCAAACGTCAAAGGAAGTGTTCGGTATTGTACATCTGATCCAGTTGGTCTATATCGGTAGTTTCCAAGTTTATATATATTATCTGGCATATTCATATTCCACTCAGCCAAGACTAATGACTGTAAGTGTACTGTTGAAGATGTTTCTAGATGTGTCTTTAATGTCTCACTAACAAACATTTAGACCTCTTCCAGCGATACCGAAATATTCCAAAGATCGTGGTTTGATCCACCACGTTTTACAACAGAGTAATTAAAGTCTGTTATATAAACCTGCATTATTTGATTGTATTGTGCAAGATGTCCATAGTCTGCGTCATCCTTACCAAAGTTTGAATACTTGTCATATGCTAAAAACATCCAAAAAGGTCCTGTATGGTTTTCATACCAGTCAAGCAGTTCTACTCCACCTGCTCCACCATCTGAAGTAAACTCTCCAGTTGTATTTTTGTCAGGGGATAAACCAGTAGATAAAAACCCTGCATCCTGATAGTATGCTCTTGATGGTAAATTGTTCCATGAAACAGACATAGTTAGTTTGTCTGCTATGTGGTATGAACGCATACGTCCATTAATAGTTCTTTGTCTTTGTTCTATTCTTGTTGGTGTAAAGTTTAATTCCCCACGATTATGGTCTGAAAGAATGAGAAATTGATTAATTAAATCTGGATCTGTAGACCCCGCAAAGTTGCCCTGTACTTCATACCCATCTGGTACGTATACCCCATCAACGAGTGTGCCAGGGTTCTCAGACCACAGCAGGGCTTGGGGGCGCTGATACCTACGTCTACCTGTTAAATACGCTGCTGTAGCCATTTAGCCCCTCTGTGTCCTAATTCTCTGTGAGTCAACTTGTCTAATTTGTGTCATAACAACTCTTGCAATATCCTCTGGATTTGCATCAGATTTAACATTGACGTTTAGATTATAATTATACACCTTCTCGCCTTCGTATGATCCACTATTAATAGCCTTCATTTTATCAACGCCATATGAGTCAACAGCATACTTACTCATTACGAACTCTCCAGGGGTAAGCATTGCTGGAATAATATCAGTTCCTCTTGCTTTTCCACCTACCGCAAAATACTTAGGAGCCATTCCACCAGATGACATATATTTTGGAATGATTCCGCCTGATGATCTTCCAACCCTGCCCTTAATATTAGATGCTGCTAACTCTGCTGCTTCTTTAGCCTTAAACGATGCTAATGTGCTTGCTTGCTTCATTACTGCATTGGATGCTACCAAGGCACGTTCTGCTGCCTTTAATTGTGCTGCAATAGATGCTGCGCCAATTGCTCCGCTTTCTTGTGCTGCAAGAGCACTTGGATTTACCTTTGCTGCAAATAATGCTGCAGCATTCATATCTCCTGCTGCTTTGGCAGTTGCATATCCACTTAAAACTGCTGCTTTTGCTGCAGCAGCATCGGCTGCTTTTTGGGCTGCTTCATCGGCTGCTTTTTGGGCTGCAGCATCTGCTTCTCTCTTTAGTCTTGCTGCTTTTTCTTCTGGAGTTTCTCCGCCAGTATCGGCAACGGTAGGAACAAATGCACTTGATTTTGTGGCTGTCGTAGTAGGTATTGTAGCCATTGCAGCAGCAATTTTACCAATAAGAGCCAGCATACTTTCAAGTTCAAGTTTTGAATTTGTTAATGCTAGTTTATATGCATCAAGTTTAATTTGAACTGAATCCCAGGCTAGTTTTTCATTTTCAATTGCAAGAAGTTTTGCATCTAAGATTTCTTGATTCTTATCAAGTTCTGCTTGTAACCTATCTAAAGTTGCTTGTGCGTTTGCAAGTTGAGTTGACTTAAGGCCATCAATAATTGTTTCAATATCTCTAATTGATAGAAGTTTTGCTTCTCTTAATTCTGTTATGTTATAAACTTGATCTTCTAATGAAAGAATTTGTACTTGCACTGTCTTTCTTTGTTGTTCAAGTGCATAAGACTGTTGAGAAATTCTAAACTGTTCTGCTTCAATTTGTGCCTTGGTCATACCGCTTGCAGATACTACGTTATCGGTTTCAGCCTTTCTTGATGCAGCAATAAATTCTCCAGATTTACGGTTTGCTGCTTCTGCTGCAGTTGTACGCATATCATTTGCAAGTTGTGCTGCTGCTGAGATATCACCTTGAGATAGTGCATCGGCAAGGGAAATTCTACTCTTTTCCTGTGCTGCAATATCAGAGTTAAGTTGAGATATTGTCTGTAGTGCCTTTTCTTGAGCATCATACTTCTCGTTAATTGCTTCTGTTGCTTTATCAATTAAAGTTAAGTCATTTGATAATACCGCTGATCTATCAGATAGAACTTGTAATGGTCTATCAAAATTAATATCCATGCTGCGCTGGGCATCGTTAATTTTTTCCTGAAGGTCATCAAGGAAGTTTTGACCAATGCCTGGGTCATACTTAAGGGTAAGATTAATTTTATCAATTTTATCTTGTTCTTTTTGAATACTATCATTAACAGACTTAACATCAATCTCTGCAGTTTTAATCTTAGCCTTTAATCCAATATTTGCTATATCAAATTGGTTTTGTAATGTTCTGGCCTGTAAATCAAGAGCAGAAACATTTGCATCAATTGCTTCTTGTGTCGTTTGCTCAAAGGTTTTTGTTTGATTTGCAATTAACTCAAGAAGATCAGAATACTGTTTAGTTTTTGCTATTAAATCACCAAATTTATCCTTAGTATTTACAGTTGCATCTGCTGAAGCAATTGCAAAGGCATTATTCTTGTCCTTTAATATTTCAAGAATAACTTCATGCTTTACTCCAGCAGCAGTAAGCCTCTTAAATGCCTCAACCTGCATCTTTGTCTCTGAAATATTATCACTAAGTTTAATCATACTTAGTTGATAATTAAGATTAATAGTTTTTTGTATTTCTTTGTTTAACTCTGCTTGCTCTTCCTTAGTGGCTTGCAAACCTCCCTGGGCTGCGATCTTTGCAGTTAGAGTTACGTTCTGTAATATCTTTTGAATTTCAAGTGAGTTATATCCTTCTTTTGTTAATGCTTCATGGGCTGCAACTTGATTTTCAATCTCTTTACTTGCATCTTTTACATCTTGAATGTATCCACCAATGGTGGCCTTTCGGAATCCTTCATTAATAACAACAAAGTCTTCTTTAAGTGCAGTAATGTTTCCTGCCTTATCAACTTCAAATAGTTTTTCTGTCCATAGTGCAAATTGCTCTGCGTCTAAACTTCTAATAATCTCCATGAAGTCTTTATCAATAAGTATTTCTCCACCATACTTATTTCCTGTTGCTTTTTCTATCTTCTTCAAGGCTTCTGCATTTTTTGCTGCTGCCTCTATTTGCTTAATTGCTCCATCTTGTTTTTGTAAATAGTCATTTTCTGTTTTTCCTGTATTTCTATTGAGAAACTTTCTTAAAGACTCCATTGGCTTAAGAGCATTAAAAGCACCTTCTTTAACAAGTTTTAATCTTTGAACAAGATCATCTAAGAAAGATTCATCTCTCTTTGCCTTTTCACCAGCACCTCCTGCTCCGCCAGGAACAACTGCTCCACTGACAGGTGCGGTTGGGAAAACTTTTGGAATGAGTGAGTCCATTGCAGCCTTCTCTGCTGCAGCCCTGTTCTTTGCATCATTCTTAAACATTTCACGATCAATTTTTTCTTGTCTTTGGAACTGTCTTCTTCTTTCGTCAGTTGCAAATACTTGTTGTCCAGCATACTTTGGATTTGCTTTTTCAAATGCAGCATCTAATTCTCTATCTAGAATCTTATCAAAACTATCGCTAAACTCAATTTGAGAAACAGTTATAATTGCCTGAAGTTGAACGTTCTTATCAAGTTTACTTATTTGGTCCCAATACTTAAGTGCAGAATCTAGTGTCAGGTTTTTGCCTACACCACCTGCTTCTTCTTGCATCTTTATAAGAGCCTCAAGCGTAACTTTTCCGTCAGGGAATTTACCCTTAAGTTTATCAATTTCTTTTCCTCGTGCTTCAAGTGCATCAATATCACTTGCATCTGTTTCAATTTCTAAATCAATGCCAACAAATGGTGGGATCTTTCCAAGTTCTTCTATTGAATTAAATACTGCATCTGCTCCAGCCTTATCCATAAGTTCAACTTCAAGAAGAAGTGCTTTTTGATTTTCTTCACTTTCAATCATTGTTAAGATTGTAGATAGTCTTTGAAGTCCTTCAGTTCCCTGAACATCAATAAAGGCTTCTAGATTCTTTGATATATTTCCACCAGCCTTAGTCAATGTGTTAAGAAGAGTAGAGGCTTCGTTAGGTGTTAATACATCTGAAGTAACCAGTGTTGAAATTTCAACAGTTACCTGGTCCTTGCCAAGTTGATCTAGTTGTGATTGAAGTGCAGCAGCCTGAGCCTTTAACGGTGCATTGTCTTTAAACTTATCCTGCATTCCAACTGAAAATGCTTCCATAAATTTATCACGAACTTGTCCACGTCCAGAACCAAATGGACTAATCTTTTCAAAAGTTGATGCACCAGATACTTTATCATAACTTGAAGAAACGCTTGCAAGCATTTTTGCCTGCTCTTGTCTTAAAGTCTTTAGTCCATCTTGTCTTTTTACTTCTAATCCAGCAATTTCTAAATCAATTGCTGCTCTTTCTTTATCTGTTTTTAAAGTCTTCTTTTTTAATTCAAGATTTGCAATTGATGTATTAAATACTGATGTTAATGCGTCTATACTTCCTTGAGATGCAGAAAGGTTTTGTGAAATAAGTCCCTGAACTATTCCTGCTGCTTTTCCGATTGCAGCCTTTTCTTTACCCTTTTGCCAATTTCTAATTGCTGCTTCAATACCGCCAAAGATAACTGTGGATATTGCTATACCTACTAGGCCAGGAACTGCTCCCACACCAGTTGCACCAACTCCTGCAGATGCTGCCGTACCTGCAAGTCTTGCAGCCTTTGCAGCCTTCAATGCTGATTGAATATTTCCACCTGATGTTGCACCACGGGCTACAGAGAAGTCTTGCATCATATTTGCTGCTTGAAGTCCTGCTCTTGCTCCAAGTAAACCTCCACCAACGCCACCACCGACCAACTGTCCTACTTCTGTTTTTGTGTTTATTCCAACTTGATCTTTTGCAACTTTATTAAGTTTATCAACTGCAGATAATATTACCTTTTCTCCAGCAGATAATAGATCAAGTTGTAACTTCAAAGGATTTTCTAAAATGTTTTCTCCATTAGGACCTAGGAGTTGTATTAGTCTACCTCTTACATTAACTTCAAGCCTTGCATCTTTTAGATTTCTTGTAAGTGCAACTGCAATTGACTCTGCTTGATCTATACCCAATACACCCTGAGTTACTGCTGTTCCAAGTTGATTAACTAGAGAGTTAACTGCTGCGCCTTCACCAAGAAACTCAAGTGATGACTCAAAGGTAGACTTAAGTTTTTTACCAAAGTCACTACTGTCTATAAGATTTCTACCAAAATCAATGCTTACTGGAGAAATGTCTGTATTTCTTCCTGCCCTTACTGCTGCTGCAGTTTGAGTTATAGAAACTTTTCCAGTAATCTTTCCAAGTTCTTCAAGATTTTTAGTAGTCATGCTCATTGACTCTGCTTGCTTTTGTCCTTCAATTACATTTTTTCTAATTGTTGCTGCTTGCATTTTAAATATAGCGACCAGTCCAACTGCAGTTGCTGCAAGCAATTTAAGTGGACTGTTAAGCATTGGCAATAGCATAGTCAACATAGACAGCATCATTATTACATCCATGTTCTTTGCAATACCACTATCTGGATTTTTTTGAGCATACATTCCAGCAGCCATTGGAATCATCATTCCAGCCATTTGTGCTGGCATCATTTTTTGTGAGAAATTCATTCTATTCATTTGACGCATATTTGTGCGCTCTGATGCAGATGCTGCTCTTGCATTTCCGTCTTCACCCGTAACTGTTTGGGATACATTACCATATCCACCAATAAATCCACGGAATCCACGAGTCTTATCTGTTCCAAATGCCTGTGTAGTTTTAGTTACAGTGTTTTCAAGTCGTGCAACAGTTGGCGTTGTCTTACCCATTTGAGCAGCAAACTTGTCAATTCTGTCTCCAAGTTTTTTAACTCTTGGTTTATCAAAGAATTTATCAATTGCTTTTTCAACTCTATCAGGTGATCTTGAAGCAGCAGATGCTTGTCCTCCACCTGCTGGAACTAGTAGTCCAGATGGCGTGTATACCATTCCTGGTGGTGCTTTTGTGCCAGAGAATGGATTTACGTTAGAGTTTTCATACCCTGGAACTTTATCAGCAACCATTGACTGAATAAGTGGCATGTACTTAGCAGATTGTTTTGCTGGAATTACAGATTCTCCTGGAGAAAGCATTGCTGGTTGAATATCTCCAGCACCCTTTGGTCCAGGCACTGAAACAATTCCTTCAGCCAAATTCATGGTTGGCTTAACCTTCATCATTGCATTATCTGTAAATATAAAGTCATCGTAGTATGATGGCTTACGACTTAATCTATATTCTAGTGCAGCCTGAAGAGCCTTCTTTTCATTTGGTAGTTTGTCAAATGGTGTCTTCTGTAGATTAGTTAATACTTCTCTTGCTTGGGCAGCATTAAGTGGATGACCACCTTTTACGTTTCCAAACTTTGTTCCTCTTAAACCAGAGTTAAACCATCCCCAGTCTCTTGCAATCTTGCTTGGTGCCCAGTCTTCTGGTGTACGATTTTGAGATCTGACTTCTCTAATATGACTTGGAGTTAACTTATTAACATCCCAACCCTTTAAAGACTTAACAACGTCTTGTCCTAAAACCTTTTCAAGATATAACTTTTCTTCATTTACTAAATAATTTTGTAACTTTACAAGATGTGGGTTTCTTGATTTTAGAAGGGCTCTAAATCTTTTATCTGCAATGTCTTGATTCTGTTGACTATTTCTTGCATTGCTAAACTTAGGAAGTCTTGAATAGATTTGGCTAGGAGTAACATCTTTACCTCCATAGCCCTTTCTTTTAATTGTACGGAGTAGTTCTTGCTCTGTAGTATCGGTTCTCTTATTAGCAACCATCCAGTCTTCATTTTCTTTAAGTTTTTTCTTAAAGTTATCAAGTTTTCCTGCTGGAATTAAGAATGATTCATCTCCTACTGAGACACGAACCTTAGATCCTTCAGCAGAATATCTAATTCCTGAAAGTCTTGAAGAGATTGGAACAACAGGTGCAACATTTCCAGACAAACCTCTACGAGCAGCATCTCTTGCTGCATATCTAGCCTGCTGTGCTTCACGGAATGCTGCAGGTCCTGCTGATAGTGGAATTCCCTTTCCAACAGTTGCTGCTGCTCCAAATGATGGGAATAATCCTCCAGCAAAACCTGGAACCTTATCTTTAATTATTTGACCAATAAAACCTGAATACTTTTGTGACTGCTTTGCTGGAATAACTGCTTCTCCAGGAGATAGCATGGATGGAACTACATCTCCTGCTCCTCTTGGTCCTGGGACTGAAGTTGTTCCTTCTGCAAACCTTCTTGGCATACCTCCCTTGCCAGGCATAAACAATCCTGGATTCTGTCCTGCAAAACCACCCATTGCTGCAGAAGCACCTCTATAAACACTGGTTAAAGATGTTAGTGCTGCTGCTTCTAATTGGTATGCTGCAGATAGTTGTTGGTGCTTAGAGTAAAGGGCATTGCTAATAGATATATTTTCTAATTCTTCTTGTGATAGATATTGAGTCTTTAATGCTGCATCGCTAGATCCCGCAGATAATTGCTGGTATCCCTTTCTTAAAACCTGAATTCCCTTTACTGAGTTTGCAACAGCATTTGCAAGCAAACCAAATGTCATTAAGAATAGTGGTCCA